ATAGTAACGTGCATTAGCAGTAGCGATATTTCCATTCATAACTAAGCGCCATGATACTTCAACTTTATTATTAGACAATCCAGCAACGCCGTATGAAACTGCGTTTGCTGTACCACCATCACCAAAGAATCCATCTTCATCAATTACGATGTTAGTAGATAGTTCGTTGTCAGATGGCGTAGTAATCTTGTTAATAGATGTTTCACAAAAATCAGTCCAAGAGAAAATTCCTGTTGAATTGGTAATTGTGACATCTTGCAAACAAGTGATATCTAATGAAGCATTGGCAACATTTGATGTATCGGTACTCACATATAAGTGAGGTTGTGTACCGGTTGTGTTTACTGTAATTCTTGCCATGTTATGTCTCCTTAAGATTGATAGGCGTTATTAAATTCGATTCTTGTTAAGTCAAACGTATAGGTGTGTATTTCACTTCTGTTACCTATGGTCACGTCCCTAGACATCTGCACTGATGTATAACCATCAAAGAAATTAACATTACCTGCTAAGTCTTCGATAGCGTCTTGTATCACTATAGATTGTGGATCGTTTTGAAACGAGATGTATAAGATGTTGAATTGATCCTCAGCATCATACATTGAACCACAATTTTGTATTGCTAGTTGGTTGATACTTCTTTCATTGTTAGTCACATCGTCAACATAAAGACCATAAGCAATGTTATCGTCTTCACTTGGATAAGTTGCTGATACCTCAATAATAGGCACTTGCAATCTTGCAACTGCCCTAAGATATGTAACGATATCAGCCTTGTCAACTAGTGGTCTAGACATTTAGAAATATCTCCTATCTCCATTGAAATAGTCTGGATCAGCGACCCAGTTTTCTTCCAACTTAGTAGTAGGACCATTTGGTGCATCCTGATACAAGTCATAGAAGTTCATCAATTGAAGTGCCTTTTCCCATTCTTTCTCATATCTTTCTAAAGCATGATTGTAGTTAGCCGCGTCAACAGAGTTAACGTTACTAGTATCAGAAACGATACTCTCATAGAAGATTTTCACTGCTTGGAAAGTATCGAGTCTGATTAGAGTTTGATCATTCTTAATTAAAAGATTAGGATTGAATGCCGAGATCATTTGACCATTGGGTAAATTAGTGTAATATGTTGCACCAGTTACCGTATCACAATATTTAGGCCACCAACCAAATTCTAGTTGATACAAAATCTCTTGTGAACCTACTGTAAAGTAAGTATCCCAATCGATTTGCATTTGTGCGGCCCTACGCTCGGCAGCAGGATCATAAAAAATGATATCTGCAACTGTTGCGTTTGATACTCTTTGATATGGAACTGACATATTATTTTCCTATACTATTTAAATTAACCCTGAACGATATTAATAGCACCACCACGTCTCTTATCGGCGACGCCAGCACCCATGTATGCAAGACCAGTTACCCACATTTGTAGTCCACCGGGCTTTTCACCCATCTTCACTTGTAAGCCTTCTTTAAGAACTGTAAAGATCGCAGTTTCGTGGAAGTAAGCGCCGACTTTAACATCAACGTTTGCAACACCGTCTACTGTACGAACATCGTCTAGTAAGAAGTTACTGAAGATAACACGTGAACCGTATAAGTTAGATAATTGTCCAGTTGCTAACAATTCTTCACCAAGTGAAGTAATTGCAGAACCACCCTGATCAGCAGAACCAACTGCTCCACCTGTTAATTCGCTTAATGCACGAATCATAGATGAACCAACAACACCGTCGTCTCCGTTAGAGTCAAGTACAACAATAGGAGTACCTGGTAAACGTGCAACTGTGTAGTTTTGCTTGATATTTCTTACACATCCTAAAACAGTGTTAGATGAGAAAGATGCAGAAGTGTTCGCGGCTGCGTTAGCACCTGATGGATTTAACTCCATAGCGCCTAGTTGCGACATTGCACCAAAACCATCTAAAGTTGTGATAGTTGTGTTAGTTGGTGAGTCTTTAAAATCCTCGAAAGCACCAGCAACACGCTGATCAACTTTCTCAGCATAAGAACCACCAAGTTCTTCACCGATTGTAGCGGCTAATTCAAATGATGTAGTCCATGCGTAGAATACGTCAAATGCTGTGGCTGCAACTGCTGGAGTTGCTGTGATTGAACCCTGTGTAAGGGCTGGGTTTTGCTCTACTGCGGCAGGTGCAGCGTTTCCGAATCCATCACCACGTACTGAGGCGTTACCACCTTGGAAGTTATTTGGTGCGTAATCCTGATACGTGATAGCGGCAAAGTTGGGTACTAAGTAAGTATCACCTTGGTTAGGTGTTACAACTCTTGTGTAGTCAACAAGACCGTTTGATTCGTGCATTGCCTGGAGAGCGAAGTTTGCGATAGCAGTTGTAAAACCTAGGTCTTCACTGCTTGCTCCGTCTAATACATATGCCATGATTTTTCTCCTTTATAATAAAAATATAATTGGCTGTTAATATACTCTTTTGGATCTATCCGATTGACTTATCTGTACTCCTTGACTTTTCAATCCTACTCCTTTGCTTAAGCCTCGGCTTTGTGCCCATGCTTTAAAGGCAGCTGGATCTTTTGAATAGTCAGGTACTTGATCTAATTCTGCACCAGCAAAATTAGTTTGTCCTGGACGCAATCCTGAGCCGGATGCAGATGATTTTGTTTTAAGCAACTTAGGGTTGCCTTTAGCAATTTCTTCTACTAATCCTCTCAACGAAAGTGGATTACCATCTTCACCATAGCGTTCTTGTCCCTTGCTATTGATTATACTATATGTTCCGTCATCATTCCACGCAATGTTGGCTTTGACTTTTTGTACAGCATATTCTGATAACTCAGAATCAAATCTGTCTCCCATTGTTTGCAGTATATCTGTTTCAAGTTCTTTTGCTCTAAGTGCTTGCTCTTTTTGTGAGAGTTCGCCTCTGAGTTTTTGAAACTGTTCATGCAAATCGTTGGTCGTAACACGATTAGATTGCTTGGTTTGTGTTTCCACTGGCTGTTCGTTGCCACCGGATTTTTGAGCAGACATTTTTGCAATCATTGCAACTGCATCTTCAACAGAACCAAGTTCTGTACCAGATGCTCTACTCAATGCATTTAAAATACTTTGAGTTTGCGATTTGCGAATAGCACCAGGATTAACCTGATTGCTTTTGCTATTCTGCTCGTTTGAAGAATTCTGAACTGTTTCGTTCACTTGATCTTCTGCAAGGGCTTGTTCGTTGCCAACGATATTTTCATCACTCATTTAATTCTCCTATTGTAACGTAATAACCGTTTAATTGTTGTGATATTGTATTTATCGACCAGCGTTTATATTGTTTAATTGCACAGCAATTGCTTGCTCTGTTTGATATGATGGTCCTGTTTGTTGAATAGGAACACCTGGTCCATTAGAACCAGAAACGCTGTCAATGTCCCCAGCATAAGCACTTCCTTCTTCTCCCTCATATTCTTCCTCTTCTTGTTCAGAAGGTATTTGAGAGCCTAAGTCTCTGCTTAATACTTGTTCATTTTCCTGAGTCATTAATTCTTTGACTGTAGGATCCTGAATTGTTTCGATATATGCTTGTTCATATTGACCTACGCTTTCGTCAGGTGCTAAGATACGAATAATATCTTTCGTAATAATAGCATCTACAATAGAATTGTCAGGTACTAATGCTTTAGATTCTTTATAAACAGCAATACGATAATTTGTGTCATGTGCCTCGTAGTCAGTTGCATAATTAACTTCACCTGCCCAACGCATGTCCATAAAACGTGCGGCGTAAGTAAAGATTAATTCTTCTGCAACTTCCATTAGTCTTGCTTTTGCTTTTGCTAATCTATGAAGTGTTTTGCGTTCTTCAATGATTGCAATGCCAGATTGTATGTTGTGCCGAGACATTCTTAGTCCACCTAAGCCTGTCAAGTTTTCAATTTGATCTAATAATTCTTTTTGCTTTTCCATGATCTTTGTAACATCACCTGTGTCTACAGGGATAGTTTCGATTTGACCTGTCATGGCACGTACAATTGCTCCTGCTTGTGCAGGGACACTTATACCTTTGTCTGCTCTAATAATTGTTTTTGCAAATTGAATTGATGAGTATGCTTCGCATTCTAGTTTATAGTATTCACGCATAGCATCACTAGCAGAATCGATGTCGGATATACCAACATCAGTTCTGCGAGGGTCTCTGCGACCATATGCTATAAATCCTGGAATGCTCATACCAGCAGGATAAAAGCCTTGCCCTAAAATGTGTACTTCGTTTTCTAAGGGTTCGTCTTTTTCTACTTCATAACTAACCCAATACGAAGGTGTTTTTTCATCTCCCAAATGATAACACTTAAAGTAATAACAATCTGATGTTTCATTCTCTAATACTTTTACGTATTTTAAGATAGGTGCTCCGCCATAGAAATCGAATTCCCAATCGTGTACTTGTAAAGGGTTGATTGCTACTACATAGGGTCTACCTAGATT